AAATTGCCATCTAAAGCGTTATATATATACGCAGAGAATATTCTTTGCGCATAACCTAAAGGAAACTTTAAAATGAAATCAGCAATCGCAATCGTAGTAGCATCGTTGTTTGCAGTATCAGCATTTGCTCAGGCACCTGCCAAGAAAGAAGAAGCCAAGCCAGCCGCTTCAGCACCAGCTAAAGCAGATGCCAAGAAGGACGAAAAGAAGCCTGCCAAAAGTGAGCCTGCAAAGAAAGACGCAGCTAAGGCAGAAGCAAAGCCGGCAGCTAAGTAATCTTGATCTAGAACAAAACAGTCTTGTCATCGATGATGAGATTGTTTTTGGCCGTAATCTCCAATCACGTAAGTTTGGCAAGATATTAGATGATGATTTATCTGATTATGTAAAGTTTAGATTATGGCTAGCAAGGCAACGAGCAATGGCAGCGTATAAGGAAAAGTGGGTTTGACCCACTTTTTCTTTTGGCAAAATAAAATCAAAAAACTATCAGATAATCATTGACCTTGATAAATAAAAAGCGCATAATAAAACATGTGCATAAGGCATATAAACATTTTAGGCATAACATAGGAGGCATATAAAATGGCATCATTAGCAGAAATTCGTGCGAAACTTCAAGAAGCACAATCAAAGTCCACAGGACAATCCACCGGCGGTGGAGACAACGCAATTTATCCACATTGGAACATGCAAGAAGGCAAGGAAGCGGTTATCCGTTTGCTACCCGACGGCAATTCAGCCAATACATTTTTCTGGGTAGAACGTGCAATGATCAAATTGCCGTTCGCAGGCGTTAAAGGTGAAACAGACAGTCGTCCAGTGCAGGTACAAGTACCTTGCGTGGAAATGTACAACGACGGTACAGTTTGTCCAATCCTTTCAGAAGTGCGTGGTTGGTTCAAAGATAAATCATTGGAAGAAATGGGTCGTAAGTATTGGAAAAAGCGTTCATACATTTTCCAAGGCTTTGTTGTTGAAGATCCTATCAAGGAAGATAAGCAGCCTGAGAATCCAATTCGTAGATTTATCATTGGTCCTCAAATCTATCAAATTATCCGTTCAGCACTAATGGATCCAGAGTTGGAAGAATTGCCAACTGACTACCTCAAGGGCGTAGACTTCCGTATTGCCAAGACATCAAAAGGCGGCTTTGCTGACTACTCTACTTCAAAGTGGAGCCGTCGTGAACGTTCTTTAACTGAAGTTGAAGCAGCGGCCATTGAAGCTCATGGTTTGTTTAATTTGAGCGATTTCCTACCTAAGAAGCCTACTGATGTAGAACTCAAGGTAATGAAAGAAATGTTTGAAGCGTCAGTTGACGGTGAAGCCTACGACATGGATCGTTGGGGGCAATACTTCAAACCAGCAGGTATGGGATCCGCAACAGGTGATCCACATCGTGCAACAGCTAATACATCAACACCAGCTGCTAAGGCCAGTGAAGATTTTGATGAAGAGTCTGTTCCGGCCGTTAAGGCTGCACCAGCAGCAACTCCAGCATCAGCTGATGGTGCAAGTCGTGCGCAAGACATCCTTGCCATGATTCGCAATCGTCAGAAGTAATTAAGCTAAACATAGAGTGCGGGGCAATCTCGCACTCTCTTTCATCTCTAGGAAAATAATAATGGCAAAACTAACTAAATTAGAAAAAGTAAGCGAATCGATCACTATCAATCGTTATGACAACGCTTGGATGGTTGAAATCGGCGGGCGTGATAAAAAAGAAGAATGGAAAAATTCTAAAACAGTCTGCAATACAGAAGAAGAATTAATTGCGTTAATTAAAGAATACAACGCATTAAACTTGGACAATTAATATGGCTAAAGCATTTGATATTTCTAAATTTAGAAAGTCAATCACTAAGAACATCGAAGGTCTTAGCATTGGCTTCAACGATCCGGTAGATTGGATCTCAACCAACAACTTCGCACTGAATTATTTGATTAGCGGAGATTTTTACAAAGGCATTCCACTGGGCAAGGTCACTGTGTTCGCCGGTGAATCAGGCGCAGGCAAGAGCTTTATCTGTGCAGGTAATTTGGTCAAAAACGCACAGGCGTCTGGCATCTTTCCCATATTGATTGACACAGAAAACGCCTTGGATAAAGATTGGCTAGAAGCATTAGGGGTAGATACTTCAGAAGATAAATTAATGAAGTTGAACATGGCCATGATCGATGATGTGGCTAAGACCATCGTGGAGTTTGTGGCAGAATATAAATCTATGGATGAAGCCGCACGTCCCAAGATCTTGTTTGTGATAGACAGTCTTGGAATGTTACTGACTCCCACGGACGTCAATCAGTTCGAAGCCGGGGATCTCAAAGGCGACATGGGTCGCAAGCCTAAAGCACTTACAGCACTGGTTCGTAACTGTGTCAACATGTTTGGTTCATTGAACATCGGTCTAGTATGTACCAATCACACCTATGCCAGCCAAGACATGTTTGATCCCGATGACAAGATTTCGGGTGGTCAAGGTTTTATCTACGCAAGTTCTATCGTGGTAGCCATGCGCAAACTCAAACTCAAAGAAGACGAGGATGGCAACAAGATTTCAGAGGTCAAAGGTATTCGTGCTGCCTGCAAGGTTATGAAAACACGATACGCCAAACCTTTTGAAAGTGTGCAGGTTAAAATTCCTTATGAAACAGGTATGAATCCATATAGTGGGCTGGTCGATCTATTCGAAGCCAAAGGCATGCTTAAGAAAGAAGGAAACAGCCTAGTCTATACCACGGCCGATGGCGAGATCATCAAACAGTTCCGCAAAGCGTGGGAACGCAATGAGAAAGATGGACTAGACATTGCAATGGCTGACATTTCAAAACACGGTGAAATTTCCACTTCTGAGATAACTACTACAGTTGAATCAGACTTGGAGGTCACTGAATGAAAGACGACTTAATTGCGGATATCTGGACATTGGTTATCGAGCATATTCCAGAAAAGCATAGAAAAGATCTTGCTGCCGACTTTGTTAATACACTATTAGATTACGGTATTAAAGAATCAACACTTGAAAGCCTTCTTGGTGTTGATCCTTACCTAGACACCGCAATAGAATATTCAATTGACGGTGAAGAAATTGAGGAAGAGGAAGAAGAATACTACGACGAAGATGAGGAATAAATGAATTGGTATGACAGGGTAAGTAAAGATATAAGCAACATTCCTGATGCTGTGGCCTATTATGAAGCTGAGTTAATCGAAGCAAAACAAGATGTCCGCATAGCGGGAAACATCGAGAAGGCAAGTTCGCAAATGCCCGGCATCGTGGAAGAACGCTTTAATCAACTTCAAGAAATTGAAGGTATCCTTGAGTACTTAAACATTGAACTTCGTAGACTTCGTAGTCAACATTTCCGCAAGTACCTTGAAAACTACCAACGTCAACTAAGTTCTAGAGACTGTGAAAAGTTTGTAGAAGGTGAAGCTGACGTGGTAGATTTTGAAAAAATAATCAACGACTTTGCCCTGCTTAGAAACAAGTGGTTGGGCATTATCAAAGCACTTGATCAGAAACAATGGCATCTTAGCAACATTGTGAAACTACGAGTATCAGGACTAGAAGACGCATCATTATGAAAATAGGTATCATAGGATTTGGTTTTGTAGGACAGGCTATTGGGTGGGCTCATCGGCATGATGATTTAGTTATTAGAGATCCCAAACGCAAAGATAGTGCAGAAATTACTGAATTTGTAGGATGCGATGCTATCTTTGTATGTGTGCCTACACCTAGTACAGATGATGGGCGTTGCGATAGTTCTATACTAGAACAGACTCTAAAAGAGTTGTTGTTTATTGTGATTAATAATCAACTTCCCATTATATGTAAATCAACGGCGCCTCCTAGCGTGTACGCACGTTTACAAAAACAATATCCTAATATTGTACATTGTCCAGAATTTTTAACAGCGGCAAATGCTACTATAGATTATGCCAATGCAGATTCATGTATTCTTGGCGGGGATTACGAGTGGGCTGTAAAAGCACGTACAGTTATTCAGCACGGACGACCAATGGTCAGTGATAAATTTACCATTGTACCAATTAAGGTCGCAGCATTACACAAATATCTAATGAATAGTTATCTTGCTGCTAGAGTATCGTTTATGAACGATTTTAAAAAATTAGCAGATGCTGTAGAAGTTGAGTGGGATGATCTAGCATATCTTGCCAAGCACGATGGTAGAATTGGATACAGTCATTTAGATGTGCCGGGACCTGACGGCCAATATGGATGGGGAGGCGCCTGTTTTCCTAAAGATGTTGCAGCAATACAAATGGAAGCAATTGATTTAAGAGTAGATTTAGAACTGCTCGGAAGAATAGAAGATATCAACAAGAAGCATAGAAGACTATGAAAAAAGTTTTAGTTACTGGATCGGAAGGTTACATCGGCAAGCACCTTATTCAAATGCTTGCAAACAAATATGACATCTATAAATTAGATTTAAAAGATCCCACAACTCCATTAGACATACGCACAGTCAATTGGGACTTAGAATTTGATACTGTAGTTCATTTAGCAGCACTAGTAAATGTAAGTCGTTCAACAAAATATCCAGAAGATTATTTTGATACAAATGTAAACGGAACTAGGCATTTACTTAAAAATTTAAAATATAAAAACTTTGTGTTTGCATCAACTGGATCTGCTGCCGGCATGGCTAGTCCTTATGGTATTTCTAAAAAGATGGCAGAGTTAGTTGTAGAAGATTATTGTAAAAATCAAAATAAAGATTTTACAATGTTTAGATTTTACAACGTAACTGGAGCAGACGGATTACCTCCCACAAATCCCGATGGTCTATTCTTTAGCCTTATGCGGGCTGAAAAAGAAGGTATCTTTTATCTGTATGGTGACGATTATAACACTCGAGATGGCTCATGCATTAGGGATTACACCCATGTAAATGAAATTTGTGCGGCACTAGTTAAAGCCATTGATACTCCGGCAAACAATTTAGAAAATTTAGGTCACGGTGTAGGCACCAGCGTGAAGGAAATGGTAGCAATTTATAAACAAGTAAATAACTGTGATTTTAAAATACAAGTTATGCCAAGACGCCCCGGTGATCTAGAAATTAGTGTTCTAGATAATGTGTCTCAGTACATGACAAAAAGCTACACAATGAATGACCTAATGAGGAAATACGATGGAACACTTTTATCAGAAATTTGACGGATTTATGAGTGAGAAAAATACAGTTTTTCTCAACATTGTTCTTGAAAGATTTCCTGCTAACGGAGTTTGGGTAGAATTAGGTTCGTGGACTGGTCGATCTGTTGCCTACTGTGTGGTTGAATTACTCAACAGAAATAAATTAGGGAAATTTTACGCGGTTGACACATGGGACGGAGGAGTTGAACTAAAAGATCATGGGTCTACTAAAAATCTCAAACAGATATTTCACGATAACGTGGCCCCTGTGCTTGATAAGATTGAAACGATTCAAACTTTAAGTTGGGATGCGGCTAAACAATTTAATGATAACTCTGTTGACTTTTGTTATGTAGATGCCGGACATACATACGAATGTGTTATCCAGGATTTAAATGCTTGGTGGCCAAAAATTAAACCAGGTTCCTTCTTTGGTGGAGATGACTATACTAAAGGACATCCTGGAGTCCAGAAAGCAGTATGGGAATTCTTTGGCCAACGAAATATTAAAGTTCGTCGGAGTGGTCGATGTTGGTTTGTTGAAAAACTGTAATAGAGTTATGCCAATAATCTGGATAGTTTTTAATTATCTGCAACACTGAGTCCGGATAAACTGGATTTACGATTTCACTACCTGCTTTATGATTAATTGCTGACATACTATCAACTTTCTTAAAAGCATCCAACACTTGTTCGGGATCTCGATGCTGACTTTCGATACAACTTACTACTTTATT